AGAGAGAGAAAGCCGCGTGCCAAGCATTTGCAAAAAATATCTGAGGGCAAGGCATGACCGGGCGCCCTCGCACCACCGCAGCGCAACCCAGGTTCCGGAAGCGCAATCTGCTCATGCCGCTCGATTACATGCTTGAGGTCATGCGCGATCCGACCGCCGACGAAACCCGGCGTGACCGTATGGCGGTGGCGGCTGCACCCTACCTGCATGGCCGGTCAGCCGATGCGTTATCCGGCAAGAAAGGGGAGCGCAAAGACGCGGCCGAAAAGGCCGCCGGATTGTTCAATGTTCCACAGGCTCCGAAGCTCGTCGTGAACAACCGCCCGACCTGAGGTTCGGCTTTGGCAGGCACGCTTCATATCGGCTTCGGCCCCGTTCCCGTGAAGCGAAATGGCCGCATCGAATATCCCTTGCAGTTCTATTGGGCGACCTTCGATGCAGCCGGTCGAGAATGGATTATCGCACCGCTAAGCGAGTTGCGCCCGGTCATTCAGATGAAGGAAGCGAATGGATTGGACGACCGCTTGCCCTGACTGGCGGGAGCGTATTCTCGCTAGGCAATCGCTGATGCCCTGCAGGCCGCTGTTTGCGAAGGAAGCCAAGGAAGGGCTGAAGGTTTTCAAGGCCTTGCGCATTGTCGATGCGGCGGGCGAGCCGACCGTTGGCGAGATCTCGCTGCCCTGGATGATCGAGTTCGCCGAGGCGATCTTCGGGGCTTATGACGAAAAGACAGGGCGGCGGCTTATCCGCGAGTTCTTCTGCCTGATAAGCAAGAAGAACGGGAAGTCGACGCTGGCCGCAGCGATCATGCTGACGGCATTGATTCGGAATTGGCGCCGCAGCGCTGAATTTCTTATCGTAGCGCCGACGCTGGAGGTGGCGCAGAACAGCTTCAAGCCCGCTATGGACATGGTCGCGGCAAACTCTGTCCTTTCGGACCTGCTCAAGCCGAACGAGCACTACCGGACTATAGTCCATAGAACGACTGGAGCTGTGCTCAAGGTTCTTGCCGCGGATAAGGACACCGTCACCGGCAAGAAGGCAACGGGCGTTCTAATCGATGAGCTGTGGTTGTTTGGCAAGCGCATCGATGCGGACGCCATGCTGCGGGAGGTCATCGGTGGGCTGGTGAGCCGCCCGGAAGGATTCGTGATTTACCTGAGCACGCAAAGCGACGAGCCGCCGAGCGGCACATTCAAGACAAAGCTCAACTACTTCCGCGAGGTGCGGGACGGGAAGCGGGAGGACAAGCGATCCCTCCCGGTCATTTATGAGTTTCCGGAGCCGATGGTGACCTCGGGCGCCTACCTCGACCCGAAGCACGCCTACGTCACCAATCCCAACCTCGGCGTTTCCGTCGATCGGGAATGGCTGGAGGATGAGTTCAAGAAGGCCGAGGCGGCGGGCGATGCCGAGCTGCGGGTGCATTGCAGCAAGCACCTCAATGTCGAGATCGGCATGGCGATGTATTCCGACCGCTGGGTCGGGGCCGAGTATTGGCAGGGCGCCGCCGACGACACGCTGACGCTCGACAACCTGATTGCCCGCTGCGACGTGGCGGTGGTGGGCATCGATGGCGGCGGGCTGGACGACCTGTTCGGGCTGGCGGTCATCGGCCGGGAAAAGACATCGCGGGACTGGCTGGTCTGGGCGCACGCATGGGCTCAGACGGACGTGCTCGAGCGCCGGAAGGTCATCGCCGCGCAGCTCCGCGACTTCGAGGCGGATGGGGATCTGACCGTCTGCCGGGATCCGGCGCAGGATATCGCCGAGGTCACCGACATCATCGTGCGGCTGCGGGACGCGAAGCTGCTGCCGCAGAAGCACGCTGTTGGGCTCGATCCGATGGGCGTGGCGGCGGTGGTGGATGCCCTGGCGGCGGCCGGAATTGCCGATGAGCAGGTGGTCGGTATTCCGCAGGGGTTCCGGCTGTCAGGGGCCGTGTGGGGCGTCGAGCGTAAGCTTAAGGATGGGAGCTTGTGGCATTGCGGCTCGCCGCTGATGAACTGGTGCGTCGGCAATGCCAGGGTGGAGCAGAGAGGCAACGCCGTTTTGATAACAAAGCAGGCGGCCGGCAAAGCAAAGATAGATCCATTAATGGCTTTATTCGATGCGGTGCAGTTGATGAGCCGTAATCCTGAACCGCTCTACGTGCCGAGTTACGAAATCCGATTCTTCGGCTGAGGATATCCAATCATGGGAACGACGACGCATCGCATTGCGGTGGGCGAAGATGCTTACGTCAACGTCTCCAACGGCAATCTGAACTGCACCATCATCAAGGGTGATCAGCCGGTGCGGCTCATTGTCGGAAGCACGGCCGAGCAGACGGTTGCCGACACGCGCGACTATGCGCTGGTCAACGAGATGAACAAGATCACCGCCGAGAATCTCGAAGCCGAAGACGACGTATGGCTGCGCGCCGAGCACGGCGAGATCGAGGTCGTCGTTATCCGCGGCCCGGCGCGCATCGCCTTCGCGCCAAGCTGAGGAGCTTCCCATGGATCGCGCCTATAGCGTCCTCACCGTCAAGGCGGTCGAGGAGGATGCCCGCATTGTGCGCGGCATGGCTACAACGCCAACGCCGGATCGCCTCGGCGATGTCGTCGAGCCGCTCGGCGTGGGATTCAGAAACCCGCTGCCACTCCTCCACCAGCATGACAGCAAACGGCCGGTCGGCACCGTCAGCTTCGATGCTCCGACCAGGGACGGCATCGAGTTCACGGCGCAGCTCGCGCGCGTCTCCGAACCGCCAAGCCTTAAGGATCGCGTCGATACGGCGTGGGGCGAAATCAAGGCGGGGCTGATCCGCGGCGTGTCGATTGGCTTCCGTGCCCTCGATCACGAGCCGTTGAACCAGAAAGACCCATATGGGCCGAGGCGCTTCCTCAAGACCGAGGTCGTCGAGCTCTCGCTCGTGACCGTGCCGGCCAATGCCGACGCCCAGATCTCCATCATTCGATCCATCGATTCCGCCGCGCTGGCCGCGTCCGGCCATAAGCCGGCGGATCGGGAAACCCCTGCCGGCGTCTCGGCAATCCCGAAACCGAGAAATACGAAAGCCACGAAAATGGAAACCGACGTGATCACCCGCTACCAGAACGAACTGGCGGCCAAGACCGAGCAACGCGCCGCACTCCTCGAAAAATCCGCCGCCGAAGCGCGCACGCTCGACGCTCAGGAAGATGAAACCTTCGAAGCGCTCACCACGGATATCAATGCCCTGGTGAAGCAGCTCGACCGCCATCGCGAGGTCGAGAGCACCAAGGCCATGACCGCCAGGCCGGTCAATGGCAGCGGTGTGCAGAAGTCCTGGGAGGTTGGGCGGCCGTTCGCCGTGGTCAAGGCACCGCCCGAACTGCCGAAGGGAATCCCCTTCGCCCGCTACGCGCAATGCAAGGTGCTCGCCCGCCTCGATGGCATGAGTGTGCGGGAGATCGTGCAGAGCATCTATCCGGACGACATCCTGCTTCAGGAGATGGTGACACGCGCGTCCGTGCCGGCCGCCACCTCGACGCATGCAACATGGGCGGGGCCGCTCATTGGTAATACCGGCGGCGTTGCCGACTTCGCCGAATACCTGCGGCCGATGACGATTCTCGGTAAATTCGGCACAGGCGGCATTCCGGGCCTGCGGCGGATTCCGTTCCGGACACCACTGCTGACGCAATCGACCGCAGCAGCGGCATGGTGGGTGGGCGAGGGCAAGGGCAAGCCGGTGACTCGCTTCGAGTTCACACGGACGGAACTCGCTCCGCTCAAGGTCGCCAACATCGCAGTGGCAACCATGGAGCTCCTGCGCGATTCGTCGCCATCGGCCAATACGCTGATCCGCGATGAAATCGCCAGGGCCATCGCCACGAGACTGGATATCGACTTCATCGATCCGACCAAGGCGGCGGTTGCCAATGTCAGCCCGGCATCGATTACAAATTCCGTCACGCCGATTCCAAGCGTCGGGACCGATGCCGATGCGGTGCGCACCGACATCGCCGCCCTGGTGGCGCAGTTCACCGCCGCCAACAATCCGCTGTCGTCGGGCGTCTTCCTGATGAACAGCGCGCTGGCCAGCGCCTTGATGATGATGATGAATCCGCTTGGCCAGCAGGAATTCGGCAGCGTCAGCGGTGCCGGCGGGACGCTCTTCGGCTATCCCATCATCGTCTCGGACTACATCACGACAAACATCGTGGTGTTGGCCAATGCCAGCGACATCTATCTGGCCGACGAGGGTGGCGTCGATGTCTCGATGAGCCAGGAAGCCTCGGTGGAAATGACCGATACCCCGCTCGGGGACGCTGGCACGCCGGCCGCAGCCGCCACGATGCTGGTCAGCCTCTGGCAGGAGAATGCCGTTGGCTTCCGCGCCGAGCGCACCATCAACTGGGCAAAGCGGCGGGCACAATCCGTCTCGATGCTGAACGATGTTGATTGGGGCGGCACCGAAGTCTGATGCCAACTGGGGCGGCACTCGCCGCCCCTCTTTCCGAGAGGACGTGGCCTCATGGCTAAAGCCGGCAACAGCTATATGACCCGCGCCTTGCGGGCCAATGACAAGCGCTACGCGAAGATACTCGACCGGCTCGGCTATCAGGCCAAGGACGAGGATGTGGCCAAGGTGCGCGCCGAGTATCAGAAGCAGTTCGGCAAGCGGCCGTTCATGGGCTGGGGCATCCGGAAAATGCGCCAGAAGATGGCCGAGGCCGATGTGCCCAAGGTCGAACCCGTGGCGGACGAGTAATCCACGCCGATGGGCTTTGTCTCGCGGGTATTGGCACCGTTCCGGCGCAAGCAGATCACCGCGGTCCGCGGGCGCTATGGCAGCGGCTGGCTGAGCGTCTTCGAATCGTATCCCGGCGCCTGGCAGCAGAACATCGTGATCGAGCAGAACGTCGTCCTCAGCAATCCCGCCGTTTACTCCTGCATCACGCTGATTGCCTCAGACATCGCCAAGTTGCGCGTAAGGCTCGTCGAGCAGGATGCCGAGGGCATCTGGACCGAGACGACGAACCCGGCTTTCACGCCGGTGCTGCGCAAGCCGAACGGATTCCAGACGCGCAACCAGTTCTGGGAACAGTGGCTGCTGTCGAAGCTGACCACCGGCAACACCTACGTGCTCAAGGTGCGGGATGCCCGCAACGTCGTGATTCGGATGTATGTGCTCGACCCGGCGCGCGTCATGCCGCTCATCGCCGACGATGGCTCGATCTTCTACGAACTGATGACCGACGCCATGTCGCCGGCACTTGGCGGTTTCGATCCTGCCGGGCCGAACGTTCGCATTCCGGCGCGCGATATCATCCACGACAGATTTAATTGCCTGTTCCACCCGCTCGTCGGCACCTCGCCGCTGCTGGCCGCCGGGCTGGCGGCAACACAGGGCGTGAAGATCCAGACGAACTCGACGAACCTGTTTGAAAACCGCGCCGTGCCGAGCGGCATCCTCACGGCTCCCGGCGCCATTTCCCAGGAATCGGCCGATCGGAACAAGGCGGCTTGGGAAGCAAACTACGGTGGCGCCAATTACGGTCGCGTGGCGGTGCTCGGCGACGGCCTGAAATATGAGCCGATGGCGATGAATGCCGTCGATGCGCAGCTCGTCGAGCAACTGAACTGGACATCGCAGACGGTTTGCTCCTGCTTCCATGTGCCGCTCTACAAGATTGGCCTCGGTCAGATGCCGACTAACAACAACGTGCAGGCGCTGAATACGGAATACTACAGTCAATGTCTCCAGACGCACTTAGAGGCTATTGAGGAAGTTCTGGACGATGCGCTGGGTATTGGATGGGCCATCGGCCTCGGCACGGAGTTCGATACAGAGAATCTGCTGAGGATGGACACGCACACCCTGATGGAATCCATCGAGGCTGGCATCCGGGCGGGCGTGCTCTCGCCCAACGAAGCGCGCAAGCAGCTCAGTCTGAAGCCGGTCAAGGGCGGCGATACCCCGTACCTGCAACAACAGAACTTCAGCCTGGCCGCGCTCGATGAGCGCGACAAGGACGATCCCTTCTCAAAGCCCGCGGCGCCGGCCATTCCGCCCCCGGCGGAGCCGGAAGATGAGGAGAAGGGCATCGGCGTGCAGCACCTGCTGACACGGACGGCGGAAGGATTGGCAGATGCAGCTTAGTGACGCCGACCAGCTCGCCGATGGCATCGTTCGGCAGGTTCGTGACTATGTGGCGCGGGCCATGGCGCCACTCATGGCACGCATTGCGGCACTGGAGGCGCGTGAGCCACGCGACGGGCGCGACGGACGGGATGCCACAGGCATTGATGGGATCAACGGTAAGGATGGGCGCGACGGGCTCGGCTTCGACGATCTGGATGTCGTTTACGATGGCGAGCGAACGCTGACGGTGCGCTTCATGCAGGGCGAGCGGATGCGGGAGTTTCCCTGCCTGCTGCCGATCGTGCTCGATCGTGGCGTCTACAAGGATGGCAGGGACTACGAGCGCGGCGATGCCGTGACCTGGGCCGGCTCGCTCTGGATTGCGCAGGAGCCTACCGGCGAAAAGCCGGATGGCGGCGGCGGCTGGCGGCTTGCCGTCAAACGCGGTCGCGATGGCAAGGACGCGCCCAAATGACCGCGCTCGTTACGATGGCGCAGGCCAAGACACATCTCCGTGTCGATCACGACGACGATGACGCCGACATCATGCTGAAGGCCGATCAGGCTACCGCCATCATCATTGATTACATCAAGTACCCGGAAGGGTGGGAGGCATGGGACGAGACGACTGCACCGCTGCACATCCAGGCGGCCATCCTGATCATGCTGTCGAAGCTCTACGATGACCGGAAGGCCGGGACAGAGGACAATCCCAACGTTGCCATGGGCTATCTGCCGCCGGCGGTGACGGCGCTCCTGCACCGCTCGCGCGACCCGGCGCTCGCCTAAGCATGGAACAGATCGTCCAGACCGGTGCCGGGCTGCTTGCCGAGAGCGTCGCTTTCGACAAGCGCACGGATGAAGTGGACGATTCGGGAAACTATGTCGGCGCCTGGGTGGAGCAGTTCGCCACGCGGGCGCAGTTCATCTGGCTGCGCGGCGGCGAGGCGGTGAACGCCGAGCGCCTGCAAAGCCGGCAACCGCTCATCGTGCGCATCCGCAAGTCGGCGGCGGCGCTGCTCGTCGATGCGGACTATCGCATCCGCAACATGCGCACCGGTCACGAGTATCAGATCCGCACCGTCACGCCGGACGTGTCGCGCGGCATGGTCGACATCATGGCCGAGGCAGGGGTCGCCATCTGATGGCGTGCAGCAAATGTGCCGAACGGCGTGCCCGCTTTCGCGCCATGTGGGATAGGCAGCGGAGAATCTTGCCGCCGCCAATCGCCAGCGAAGCCCGTGGAGTGGCCTCGGAGCCATCGGGGGTATCAGGACAGCGACCGACGCCTGAAGGCGCTCAGCGGGCTTCCTGATGGCTTCGTCCGTCAAGGTTGTGGGGCGCGAGGCGCTCAATAAGAAGTTTGCTGCATTGCCGAAGGCGGCACAGGTCGCCATCCGCGCCGCCATGGAAAAGCAGGCACAGGTCATCGTCGATAT